CGCCACACGGCCCAGGTCCTCGAACTCCAGTCGGCCGCTTCGCGCCGCCTGCCGCAAGGCGGTCTCGATGCCCCGGCCGGCTGTTTCCGCGCCGCGCCCCAGGTCAACTGTCAGGGCATCCCGCATTGCCGCCACATCCCGCTGGAACGCCGTCGCATCCGCCCTGACGCTCAGCGCCAGGCTGTCAAAGTCGTCATCCATCCAGCAATCCCTTCCGAAGCCGTTCAAGCTCCCCGCGCCCCAGGGGAGTTGTGCCCGGGCTGCCACCCAGCCTGCCCTCAAGTGCCGTTATGAACTCGACTACCGTCGCCCCCCAGAAGGCGTCGGCGGTCCATCCCAATTGCCCGGTCGCAATCCCGGCCGCCCGCCGTGCCAGCGGGCGAAAGTCGGCGGTCATCCCGCGCCGAACACTGCAGCCAGAAGTGCCCTGAACCGGGGCAGCAATCGCGCCGGGCCCGCCTCCAGCAATTCCGCCTCGAATGCCGGTCGGGCTTCACCGTCCGGCCTGTCCAGGCAGTGCCAGAACAACGCGCCCATCTCCGAAAGCCGGACCTCGCCGGCAGCGGCACGCTCAAGCAGGGCGAAAAGGCTGCCGACTTCCCCTTCGGCGGCCACCAGAGCCGCAAACGTGGGCCGCAGCACCCGCTCACGGCCTCCAACCGACAGCGCCACCTCCCCACGCACGGGGTTTGCCGCCCTCACAGCGCCTCCACTGCACCAGAGCTCTCCAGGGACAGAGTAAAGCTCCGCTCCCCATTGAAGTCGCCCGCATAGTCCAGCCGCGTCACCTGGAACTGTCCGCGCAGCCGCTCGCCACCTTCGAAGCTCACCTCGAACCGGTCGAGGTTCCCCGACAGCACCCGCGCTTTCAGCTGCAACTCGGCCGCAGACCCCGTGAACACGCCCGATCCGCTGATCGAGACCGATCGCACCCCACCGGCCGGCAGTAGGTCGCGCCAACCGCCAGAGCCCTTGTGGGTCACCACCACGGGCTCGCTCGCCAAGCTCAACTGCGTCGTCCGCAGCCCGGCAACTGTACGGAACTGCTCCGGCTGGCCACCATCGCTCAACTTCAGCAGAAACGCTGCTCCACTCTCAACCGCCATCTCAGACCTCCATCACCGAAAGCACCCGGAATTCGAGCTGGCCCAACGTCCAGCTCCGCTGGGTCCTGCGGACACTGCCGCGCAACAGACGCAGTCCGATCAGTCGCACGCCGGCGAACTGCCGCGGCATCGCCAGCACTGCCCGCTCAAGGTCAGCCAGCGCGTCCTTCGCGGCCGCCAATCCTTCCCGAGCGTCCCACAAGCTGACGACAAACCGGTGCTCCGTTCCGCCGCCGCCCTGCCATCCGCGCGCGGTCACCGTGTCTGTTCCGATGGAAACGTAGGGGGGGCGCGCATCTGCCGGAGGGCCATCGAACACGCGCAAGCCGCGCGCCACCAATGCAGCATCCTCCGCTAGCGCGGCGGCCAGCGCGCGCTGCAGCTCAAGGCTTGCCTTCACCTTAACTCTCCTCAGTCGCGTGCCTCTTCCGCACGGATCACGATCCATCCGGGCTTGGCCGGGTCGGTCTCGATCCCGATCGGCACCATCATTTCGTCCCGCCAGCGAATCCGCATATCCAGGCCCGGGCGACGTCCCTCTCGTATCGTCACCCGCCAGCGCCGCGCCGAGTGGCGCGTGTCCGCACTCAGGGACACCTGCTCGGCCCGCGGCTGTGGCTCTACCCGGGCCCACCTCTCGAACCGGAATACCCACCCGGCCGAAAGATCCCCGGCCAGGCCGCGCACCTCATCCCTGCTCTCGAAGCGCACCCGCTCCGAAAGTCGCCCGCTCAGCTCCGTCATGGCCGTCTCCTAGCGAAGGCGCCGGGCCCGCCATGGCCCCAGCAGCTGCCGCACCGCCGGCGGAACACCCGGATCATCAGGATCATCGCGGTGCGCATGAAAATGTGCCGCAGCCCTGATCACCGAAAGGCGCAACACCTCGGGCACCCAGTTCCAGTCGGATCCCATGCCCGCCCGATGGCAGACAACCAGCTCGCAGCCGTCCCCCATGCCAGGCACCGCCAGCCGCCCAACGCCATGCGCCCCGGTCCGAAAGGCGAACTCCGCCTGCGCCAACTGGCGCAGGCTGCCATCAGCCTCCACTGCCTCCACCCGAACGATGCTTCGCGCAGGCTCGGCGCCCAGCACAAGCCCGCCGTCGCGCACATGGCCGCGCTCTTCCACCTCGCGCTCGAACAGCAAGACGCCCAACATGGCCTCCACCGTCTCGGTCGCAGCCCGCAGAAGGCCGGCCAGCAGCGCATCCTCGCGGCTGTCCTCGATCCGCAGGTACGACTTCAGCTCCGCCAGCGCCGCCGCCGGAGGTGCCCGCTCCACTGTCGCCATCACCGGTCCTCCACGCGCAGGGTCAGGCTTCGCTCGTCCACCGTCCCGTCCGCCTGCATCACCCGATTGCCCACCACATAGACATGCCCTGGCAGACCGCCGGCCAGCCGCACCGTCGCCAATGCGCCGTCCAGCACCGCGGACACAACGGTTACGCCGCCCGCCTCGACCGGCTCCACTGCCCAGTTGCTCGTCTGCAGTGCGCCCCCGCCCACAGCCGCTGTCCAGTCGACACGATAGTCCAGCACGGCTTCAGGATCCTTCAGGAACATCGCCCATCTCCCTCCGGCCGGATCAAACCGGCGCCCCGATCTCCACAGCCCACGCATCGAAGGTCACGGTCCCACCCGCCGCAAGCGCCTGGGGAGGGCATGTCGTAACATACAGCAGCCGGCTGTTCTGGGTGTCGACAAGCGCCACATGGTCAGCGGTCGCAGTCGCCGTCACCTGCACACCGGCCTTTCCCGCAACAGTCACCTTGCGGCCGGAAACATCGCCGGCCGCCACGGCGAAATCGCCCAACGTCAGCATCGCCTCCGCAAGTTTCCCCGAGTCAGCCATGCTGAAGTTCAACGGCTGGCCCGCAAGGGCATACAGCCTGTCGGCGCCCGCTATAACCTGCAGCGCCCCATCCAGAACCTGGTCCGCAACCCACTTTCCCATTGTCCGATCTCCTTGACCCGCCCGAAAGTCTCAATCCCCACCGACAGCAATCCCGCGTGAATCCGGCTCCACCACGACAATCCGGCCGACAGGCTCTCCAGATGGCTCGGGCCCCTGCCCCGCCAGCCTGCCAGCCCCCGCTCGACTCGAATGGCGCGCCTTCACAGGATCGAGCGCCCCCATCCAGGCAAGGCGCGAAGCGCCTGCGCGCTGCCCGTGCATTGCCCTCGCGGGCGCAGCCGCCGGCACCACAGCCGCCAGTGCCGCAAGCGCGCCCGCACCGAACGAGACGCCGCGCTCCTGCCCGTCGGCGGTCCGATCAATGCTCGCGATCTCCGCAAGTCCGATCGCGCGCGAACCTGCCGCCAATCGATAGTCGCCGCCGTAGGTCGCAGGCCCCGGCCCCCGGCCCGTCAGGTCCTCGACAAAGCCATAGTAATTGGTCCCGAAGCCGGTGCCGCTGTTGTTCACATCCGAACCTACCCCGTACCAGGACGGCTGGAAGTCCAGCGGGCTGGTCGCATCGCGATTCCCCAGGACATTGTCGCGGTAGCCAACAGCGTACATCATCTCCCACGACCCGATCGCCTCGGGATCACCCGCGAACAGATCCTGCTTCGACCCATTGTCTTCGATGATGTTGTTGCGCAGCGAATTGCCCGTATTGCGCACTCGTTCGCGCACGATCGGCCTGACAGTGCCTCCCGGCAGGGTCACCGTCCCCCGAACCGTCATCGCGCCTGGCGTGCTCGCCGCCACATAGGTGAACTGATGCGCGTTCGGCACGCTCGCCACCGTGAAGGTGCCATTATATGCCGCCGGCAGACAGCCCGCCACCGTCACGCTGCTGCCTACACCCAGTCCATGCGCCTCCAGGGCCAGCGTCACCGTGGATCCGGCACTGCTCACCGGCGCCACGCCATAGCCGTGGAAGTTCAACCGGTTCCCGACAATGGTGTTACCTTCCCAAACGGAATCCCGCATGGTTCCGTTGGATCCTTCGCCCAGCTGAACCAGCGCCGTGCTAACTGCCTCCACCTGGTTGTTCACGAAGGCCACCCGCCGCACGATCCGGGGATCGAACGGATTGCCCGTCTGGGCGGCACTCTCGCAGGCCACGGCCGACGCACCGAACAACGCCCCGTCCAGACCGAACAGCTTGCAACCCCAGACCATGTAGTCCGTCACATTGCCGCCGAAGGTGGTTCCGGCCCCCAGAAAGGCGCCCGGCGTGCCTTTGGCCATCGAGCTGATCAGCGTCACGGCAAAGGTCCAGCCCCGCGTGCGGGTACAGTTCCGCACAAGCTGTCCGACAGGCTGGCCCACGTAATTGAACGAGGCGCAGTCCAGCAGATACCCCACGGTCGTGGTGCCACTCGAGAAGCCGTTGCTGTTGCTCTCGAACCCGGGCTTCCCGGTCAGGTCGCAATTCTCGACCGCCCAGACATTCGCGCTCACTGAAACGAACGACGCTTGCCCAAACTCGATCCGCAGGTCGCGAAACAGCCAGCGGAAGTTCTGGGCGCTCGCGCCAGAAGTGCCGGAGCGCAGTGTCACGGAAGCGCGCGGATTTGCAGCGGCCGGGTCGCCCCGCACCACGATCACCCCCTCCTTCGCACCCAGCTGCGTGCCCGTGCCAGTCATGGATGGGCCCCAGCTGTGCACCTGGCCATCGGTCAGGATGATCTCCCAGAAGTCCGCCGATCGCGTGGAACTGGCATAGCCGTTCGCCGCTGCCAGTGTTGTCGCCGACACATTGGCATCGCAGAAGGTCCGCATCCCCTGAAGCGCGACGCCGATGCTCGCGGCGCAGGCCGACAACGGCGCCGCCCGTGCCTCGGCCAACGTGGCGTAGACCCCAACCGATCCACTGTCGGTCGTCGCGGTGAGGGCCGAGGCAGCATCCACCCGGACATAGCGAGGCGTGTAGCGCGTGCCGGTCGGGTCGTAGCAGATCATCAAGGGCGTATCGTGTGCGTTCGACTGCGCGTTGGTCAGCGAGGTATTATGTCCCGCCGTGGTCATGGTGCCCGTGGCGCGCGAAGCCCCGACGAACGGGTAGATCTCCCGATGCACCGTGATAAGGCCCGGGTTCAGCCCCGACAGGTCGATGGTCCCGCCCCAGCAGCGCAGGCCATCCGCCAGCGGGGATGTATAGGTCTGCGAAAACCAGAAATACTTGGCTGTCGCGCCGTCCGTCGCCATCAGTCGCATGGCGGCGCAAGCCTGGTTTAGGGCCGGCCCCACATGTTCCGGAAAGTGCGCCGCAATGATCACCTCGACCCGCGCGAGGTGATTGGGAACAGCCGCCGAGCCACGCACCAGTTGCGAAGGCCGCATCGCCCAACGCGAAATGATCAGCGGCACAGCCCTAGTCGATGCATTTCCGACACTCGTCAGCGTGCCGCCTGAATGCCCCGCCTTCCACCCGGCCAGAAAGCTCGCCTGCGTTATCACGTCTCCGGCAAAGATCCGGTCCGACAGCGCCAGCCGCACGGTGCGTGTGCCATTGCCGTTGTCCACCTCGTCCAGCTGCAGATGATTCGGCGTCGGCTGGCGAAGCGCCTTCGTCGCCACCACCGTCCGGGGCCGGGATACATTCGCCACCGGCTGCCCGTTGACCCGGTCGAACCCCGCCGAACGAACCGCCAGCACAACCTTCGGCACGCCCCCGGAATCCAGCGGAAACTGGTCCACCCCCGCCGAAAGAAACTGTCCATTGGTGCGATCAACACCCGAGAAATTCCACGCGCCGGGCGTCTGAGCCCAGGTGCCGGTCACCGCCAACACCCAGCCATCCGCCTCCACCGCCGTCGCGACTATCGTCATCGCCAGCTCCGCCCCATGTCCGAGTTTTGCCGGCCGGGGGCCTCTGCCCCCGGCCGACGGTCGCCGTCACTTCGTCTCAGGTGGCCGAGAAGCGCATCAGCTTCAGCGCCTCGCTATTCACCACCGCCCCACCAACGCGGCGCGTCGCATAGAAGTGAACGAACGGCTTGTTGCTGTAAGGATCGCGAAGCACCGCCGTCTCGCCGCGCTCGGCAACCACATAGGCGCTCTGGAACTGCCCGAAGCCGATCGAAAGGCTGTTTGCCCCGATGTCCGGCATCGCATCCACTTCCACCACGGGATAGCCCAGCAGCGTCGAGGCCTGGCCCTCCTGCAGGCCATGCTTCCAGATGAAGTCGCCCGTCGTGTCCTTGAACTTCCTGACAGCCGCAATCGTGTTGGAGTTCATCACCCACACCGCTCCCTGGCGATAAGGCGCGCGCAGCGAATGAACCAGGTCCACCAGCCGATCCTGCGGGTTGGTCGCGATAAACCCGCCCGCAGCGCCGGCCGGCACATACTGCAGCGTGCCGAACGGTCGCGTCGAATCCCCGGTCGCCGCCACGGGATAGGTCAGGAACCCCTTTGGCTGCGCCGCTCCCGTTCCCGAAACGAAGGCCACACCTTCGGCCCGGGCAAACTCGATGGCGATCTCTCGCGACAGCCAGCTCTCGACATCGAACTGGGCATCGTCCAGCATCGCCTGCGTCGAAGCCGGATTGGCATAGAGCTCGCCCATCGGGAGCGTCACCTCCGTGAACAGCGGAGTCGCCGTTTCAGGCCGCCCGGCGGCTTCCGCCACCCAGCCCGAAGCAACACCACCAGCCGCCACCAGCTTGCGGTAATTGGCTGTGCCCACCTTCACCACCTGGGCAATCGCCCGGATCGGCGAGATCTGCTTCAGCGTCGCCTCGATCCGCTGGTCGATCTCCAGCGGGATCGCCAACCCGCCTTCGCCGGCCACGCCCACCGACAGCCGCTTCGCTTCGAAGCCGGCCTCGATCCCCTTGCGCAGATATGTCTCGGCAAAGGCCGAACCAGCTGCGGCACGGCCCAGCGCCGGCGGGCTCGCCACAACGCGCCGGGAAAAGGCCTCCAGGTCCTGCTTTACTTCGGCCCGCAGGGCCTGCAACTCGCTGCGGACATCCTCGGGCGTCTCCGCCGCGGTCACCACCGCGTCGGCCTTGGTTTCATAGCTCATGCAATCCATCTCCTCTTTGCCACCCGTCCGGTGCGCCATCGGCCACCCTCGGCCACTCCCACGCGTCAGCCCACGGTCTCGACACGCGCGTCCGCATGCATCGGCAACGTCACCACCGAGCATTCGATCAGTTCCACCTTCAGCAGTTCGCGCCCTCCGCCAGGCCGCGGCCGGGCAGACCGCACCCGATAGCCGAACGACAATCCGTCCACGGATCCGCTGCGCATCAGGGCCAGCGCGTCCAGACCGTCACGACAGTCCGGGCTGATGCCGGCCACCATCTTCAGCCCGCGCGCATCCTCGGCAAGGCTCAGAACCCGCCCGATTGGGCGCGAAGGGTCGTGCTGCCACAACAGCGGCACATCGGCCCGCGCCCCGACAAAGGCCTGCCGCCGCACCACGTCCCCGCCGCGGTCGGCAACATCGAACCGGCTCACATAACCGGAAACCTGCACCAGCCCGTCCATCAGCCCTCGCTCCCGTTGGGCCGGCGCGCCCAGCCAAGCATCTCGCGCTTCTCGTCATCCGAAAGGAAGCCGGCTTCGCCGACATGCCGCCACAGCCGTTCCCGGTCCGCCCACAGCGCAGGCACCAGGTCCAGGTCGGGCTCAAGCCGCAGCCCCGGCCACCACAGGCCCAGATGCCGCGACACCCCGTCCAGAATCCGGTTCAGCAGTGGCAGGATCGTCAATCGCCACAGCGCCACATTCGCCTCCGCATAGTTGGCATGCGTCGAATCCCCGGGCAGCCCCAGCAGCATCGGCGGCACGCCGAAGGCCAGCGCCACGTCCCGCGCCGCTGCCTCCCGCGCCTTCTGGAAGTCCATCTCAGCAGGGGTCATCGCCAGGGGCTGCCAGCGCAGCCCGCCCTCCAGCAGCATCGGCCGCCCCGCGTTCTGCGCCCCCTGAAACCCCGCCTCGATCTCGTCCCGCAGGCGCCCGAACTGCTCGGCCGAAAGCGGCCCGTCTTCCCCGTCCAGAACCAGTGCGCCCGATGGCCGCGCTGCGTTCGCGATCAACGATCGGTTCCACCGCCCGGCCGCCTGAAGCAGCGCCACAGCCTCGCTCGCCGCGGCCGCCGCTCCGGCGCCAAGGTGGTCATCCAGCGGATCAAGGGCCTTCAGGTGCAACACCCCCGGCGCCGAGGCATCGCCCTGCGCCGCCAGCCGGGTCACCCGACCCCCCACCTGGTACAACCAAGCCGCCGGCCAGCCATTTGCATCCGTCTCCAGCCGCATGCGTTCCGGCCGAAGCGCCCACAGTTCGGCAGGCCGCGACCCAAGGTCCAGCCCGGTCTCCACAAATGCGTTGCCGTGCAGCAGCAGATGGATCGCCAGCGTCTCCAGCAAGACGGGCGGCAGCAGCCCGATTGCGGGGTGATCCTCCCCCGCAGCGTGCAACCGCACGCTCGAAAGCCCTTCCGCCACCAGCCGCACCGCGCGCAGCGCAACCGGGTTTCGCCAGGCGGCCCGCACCTGCCCCTCATAGGATGCCGGCGCCTCGGCCAAGGCCCCGTCACCCATCGCCCAGGGCCGGAAGCCGCCCGCCGACTTGCGCTCCGGCAGTCCCAGAAGCCGTTGCGCCCAGCTCATTTGCCACCTCCCTGCGAAACGGCGGGCCCAGCAGCCACAAGGCCGCCTCCGATGATCAGCGAAATCGCCTGGGCCAGGCTGTTCGCCTGCATCGGGTCCGATCCCAGCACCACCGCAATCATCGCAAAGCCGGTCCAGGTCGAAGGCTCGCCCAGCCGCAGGCGCAGCCAGGCCAGGAAGCTGCCCAGCGGCAGCTCCTCCAAGAATTTCCGCATCTGTCTCTCCTGTCAGCCGCCCAGCATCCGAACCCCGGGCAAGGCGCCCCTCGTCCCCAGCAGCAGTTCCGTCAGCGCCCACACCAAGGCATCTGCCCGATCGGGCGATTGTCCCGGCCCGGCGTATCCGCCGCCCAGGATCAGCCCGCACATCTCGTCTTCAAGCTGCTCGAAGCTGCCGGCATGTCGAACCCGGCCGGCCGCATACAGCGCCGAAACCGGCTCGGCACGGGCTGCCTTTCCACGGCTCGCCTTCACCTGCTTCACGGGCAGCGTCAGGCAGGCCGCGCGCAGGGTCGATTCCACCATGTCGCCGCCGTTGTTCGTCTCGGCCACCACCCGGTCGGCGCCAAAGCGCTCGAACGTCTCCGCAACCACGGCCGCCCAGGTCCCCGGCGAGACGCCGGAGACGCTCAGATCCGCCACCACATGCACAACCCCTTCTGCATCGATCCCGGCCACGATGATTCCGCAACCACCAGGCCCCGCCGGGGGATCCACACCCACAACCACCCGCACCAGATCAGGCGGCCGCTTCTCGCGGCACCTGTCCAGCCCTTCTCGCGTCCACAAGGCGCCCTCACGCGCCTCCAGCAGCTCGCCCATCACCTCCTGCCGCCCAAGCGCCGTTCCGGCATACCCCGCATTCACGTCCGCCAGGAACCGCGACGGCAGGTTCAGCCGGTTGTCGAAAGTCGATCCTCGGGTCATGGCCACGCCTTCGGCAGCAACCAGCGCCCGAACCAGCCCGACAGGCTTCGGCGTCGTCGTCACCACCACCCGCGGCGCCTCGCCCAGCCTCAGCCCCATCCTCAGATTGTCCCACGCCTCCTGGCCCCGGTCCCAGGCCGCTAGCTCATCGCACCAGGCATAGTGAAACTGCGGCCCGCGCAGATGGTTCGGCTCCACCGCCGACACCACCTCCGCCTGCGAGCCATTGGGCCAGCTCAACAGGCGGCGGCTTGCCTTCCATTCCGGCCGGAAGCCATCCGGCGCCACCGCCAGCAAACCAGATTCGCCCTCCAGCATCACCGACACCGCATCGTGCAAGGTCGTTCCCACCAGCGCGATCCGTGCCCCGGGTCGCGCCATCGCCCGGGCAGTCACCCATTCCGCCCCGGCCCGGGTCTTGCCGAAACCGCGCCCGGCCAGGATCAGCCAGACAGACCAGTCGCCTTCGGGCGGCAACTGGGCAGGCCGGGCAATCCATCGCCAGCTCCGCAGCAACGGCAGGCGCTCAACGGCCGGGACCAACTCCAGCATCGCCTCCCGCCGGTCCGAGGGCAGTCGCGCCAGCCGCTCCATCAAAGACAGCTCGCGCAACCGCCCTCACTCCCGCCGCTCCCAACGCAGCAACCCCTCAGCCGCAATTCCGGAGCATGCCCAAACTTCTATTCCATATCGTCACGATTGTCAACAGATAATTTGCCGTTTTGGTTATAGTAATGAGCCACCAGCCTGTCCAGCGCCAGCCCCAGCACCAGTTTCGCCGCGCGCGTCGGCCAGCCAAGGCTCCTCTCGGCGTCCGCCAGCCCCTCTCCTTCGCAAGCCACCCGCCACAGCACATCCGAAAGCCCCGGTCCTACTGCCGCCATCGCCCGATCGAAACGCCGCCTGGCCTCGATTGCACCCAGCGTCTGTCCGTGTGCGCCCCCTCCACCGCCCTCATGTCGGCCGGTCGGCGCCGGATCCCACCGCATCGTCACCCGCGAACCCAGGCCGGCCCGCGCATGGTCGCCGCGCAGACGTTCCCCCGCGGCCACCTGCCGCCCGGTCAGATGCCCTCGCCGGGCCAGCCAGCCCAACGGCGATTCGGCCAGGTTCACGGCCACGATCTGCCTATCGACGGCGTCCGAAGGGGCCAGCACACGCCGCCCGATGTCCCGATTCGGATAGTCTGCAGCATCAATCATGCGTTCATCTCCTCTCGACAGAGGCGCTGAACTGCCATAATGGTATATCTGTAGGACAGACACTTACCGGAGCGTTCCAGATGATGAGCAGGCTGCGCGAGATTCGGAAGGCTCGCGGACTAACCCTTGCCGAGGTGGCGGCCCTGTGCGCG